TATGAATAGGAGTACCTTTACTATAGATATCCGAAGAAGATTGATACTTCACAACGTCAGAAGCAGAACGAGGAAATGATATGTCTTCGGGCGGAAGTTTCTTAAACTCACTACGACTTTTATCAATAAAGTCAATCACATTCTCTTCAGTTCCACTCATCATCAACTTAAGAGCATCTTTAATCATTTTACGACAAGGTGCAGGAGTAGATGATTTAACTGCCTCAATACCCATCATTTTGAGTTTTGGTTCAGTGTATTGAACACCTTCACTATTCCATACATTGAGAATATAACGTTTCTTTGCAGTCCAAATACCACGATCAGCAATATTCTCACGTTTCATTTGCATTTTTTGTTCATATGCCGAAACGTAATCCGCAAGTTCCTGATAAGATTGTTCGATGAATGGTTCCAACTTGTCTTCACAGATCTTGTCAAGTATTTCCACAATTGCTGTTTTGTCGCCAGACTTATTAGCAAAAAATTTATCAACAAGAGGTCCAAGATTAAGATAGATTGAATCGGTATCACTAGCGATGACATAATCTACTTTCTCCGTAGACAATAGTTTATTTAGATATTCATTCATCTTATTCTCAATCCAACGAATTGAGACCTGACCAGAAAGTGTAATAGCTTCAGCATTTGCTAGTTTATAGTACCTGAAATATTGATTACCAATAGCACCATAAGCAGAGTTAAGAGAAATCTTCTTCGCCATTTGAATGTTGTTACATCGGGCGATTTCCTTTTCAAGTTCTTTAGTAGGAGTCTTCTCATACTGCTGTTTTGCTGCAAGCATTTTCTTCTTGAAGATAACACGATCCCCATACATCTTCTCCATCAATTCGGGAAGAAATCCCTTCACATCTTTGCGATACATAGCACCATTTGCACAAATCGCATTATCTTTATACAACTCAAAGTTAATAGATTGATTTAAGATCTTATCAACAGATACTGTCGGATGCTTTTCTTCAAGAAGAGTTTCTGGAGAAATATTGTATTGCATAATTAGGTGAGGATAAAGAGAGTTCAAGTCAAAACTCACAACCCAATCATACTTACCAGGAATTGGTTCTTTTACATAAGCACCAGCATACTTTTCATTCTTAGATGACCTACCTTTTGGTGGAATCACAATATTTCTTTTCTTCAAATAGTTAAAAATAATGTTGTCCCACATTCTTACTTGATAGAAGACATCTCCATAATTAACTTTGGCATCATATGCCATAGTCAGTGCAAGTTCAATCAACTTCATTTTATCTTCTAGACGGTCAACAAGTTCCACGTCAACAATATTATATTCAATAAACTTTTGCCATCCTTGAGTATAAAAGTCCTTAAAGGTATCAAACTCACTGTGATCTAATTTCTTTTGTCCAAGTTCAACACTAGCAATATAATCTAGACGATAAGATTCTTGTGCTTTATAGGTAAACTTCTTATAAAGATCAAGATAATCAAGTTGAGTTACTCCACCAACATCAAAAGTTGTATGCTTACGACCCTGAATAAAAGTCTCACCTTCAGTTACCAATCCCCAAGGAGAAAAACGTTTCATTAGTTTTTCTCCAAGGACACGATCAAGTCTCTTACAGATGTATGGGATATCATATAGTTGAATGTTCCATCCAGTAATTACGTCAGGAACATCAACCATCCAATAGTTAATAAAATGATTCAGAAGTTCATATTCACTTGGACAGCAATGATATGTAACATTCTTCTGCTTATTATTAAATGGTTTAACACCCCAAGTAATGATTTCCTTGGTTGCATAATTTTGAATAGTAATTGCAAGAATTTCCTCTGATGCAGATTCTACATCAGGGAATCCCTCCTCAGAAGAAACCTCAATATCCAAAGTTACAAGTTTGATTTGTTTAATATCAAACTTGATTTCATCCTCTGGATATTTTTCTGAAATGTATTGATAGATATAACGATCATTTCCATAGATCTCAAATCCATCAACACTATCATATTTTTTATAAAACTCACGGCAATCCCGAACAGTTCCAGGATTAACTTCATCAACATATTCTCCACCTAATGTTCTATATTTGGTTTCTCTTTTACTTTTTACATAAAGAGTTGGATAAAACTCATCTCTTGTTTCAAATCGTTTACCATCTTCAACCCCGCGAACCAGAAACTGATTCCCGATCATTTGAACATTAGTGTAAAATTTCACTTAATCAATTCCTCGTATTTTTCAAGTAGTGTCGGCATTGGATCTGCGAGTGTCAGAATCTTATCCGAACTCATCATAAATGTTTCTTGTTTTGTCAATTTTAGCAGAAATGGGTGAAGATTATAAGTACCTTCCTTATATTCAGTTACAACGCAAGGATTGATAAGTTTACAATCAGGTTCACCAATATCAGCTCCGATTTCTTCAATCTGCGAGATAAGTATCTCCTTGTTCATCAGAATTATCAGTTTGATTATTTTGTCCATAGTTTACAACATCCTCAATGTACATTTCTTTTAGTTTAGCAGTTGGTTCTACCATTGTCACAACCCAATCTGCAGGAACAGGAATTCTCTTTTCCGCAGACAAAGGAATCCAAGGAAATAATGATACTTCATATCCTGCTTTCTGAGTTCCTTCTTTAGATTCTTCATTCAGAAGACTCGGGTTTCGCATTTTAATAATACAAGGTTTATCAAGAAAATACCCAACAACTCTTGCAGAATCCTCCTCTCCAACTGCCATTTCTGAAACATCAGAAATAATATCCTCACCAGATTTTAAAACAACTAGTTTAATTGTCATAGCACATATTTACCTAAACGTATTATAGCAATAAAAAAAGGAGGAGTCAACCTGGATTTTGCCAGGTGCTCCTCACGGCGACGATATTCAATAGTATTTAGAACCAATCTTTTCTCTTATGATGATCTGGAATAACCTTACCAAGAGTAATAGTCAAAAGCCCATCCTCAAAATCAACTGATCTAACTTCCGTATCGTCAGAGAGTGTCCAGGCTCGTGTAAATGACCGTTGAGCCAAACCTTTGTGCAGGTAGTTAGTTTCTGTCTCTTTATCTTCTTTCTGTCCTTCAATAAAGAGTTTGCCATCTTGTGTATAGACATTGACTTCTTTCTTTTTAAATCCAGCAAGTGCAAGTTCTAAACGAGACTCAACATTACTTACAGTAACAAGATTATATGGAGGATAATTTGAAGTGGTTTCGTGGAGGTGAAATAGACGATCAAAGTATTCATCCATACCAATGCTGTTGCGTGTGATTCTGTCTAATAGGGTAGAAAGATCCGCAGTGGTATACCTTGTGAGGTTAGTCATTTTAGTAACTCCTTTTTAAGCGAGGTTTGATTGTGTGGACCCTTTCGGCATCCACTACTAATTATAACAGAACATAAAAAAAGTGTGGTGTTGGTGTCCACACTTTGCGGTAGCGTTTTCCGTATGTAGAGAGTCGCGCACGAAAGAGCGACAAACTATTTATGCTTCTTCTTGAGTTTTTCCTTTCTTACCAATATTATACTTCTGCTCAAGAATCCAATCATTTTTATCCTTATATGCTAAGACTTTGATTTGATTCAGAGGAGCAATATCAGCAACAGAATCTTCCTTCACAATCGTAATCAATCCCCAATCAGCAAGAAGTCGTGCAATACGATTGCGTCTCTGCACATCATTCACAGTTAGGTTAGCGTGTTTGCCATCAAGAGCAAATAATTCCTTAAAGTGAACGATAAAATATCTACCCTGCTTATGCAGAATATGGCAAGATTGATAGAGTTTTTTCTCCTTTCTTGATGCAACTCCAATACGAGTTAAAGTCTCACGGACTTTAAGGAAGTCATCAGGTTCATTAAGAATCACCTCTACCATTTGGTCCTGAGACCACTGTACTGTAGGTTCTACCGTAGTAGTCATTTTGTTCCTCCAATATCAAGTCGTTGTTTAATAAAGTTAATCTGTTCTTTAGTCAGGATTTTCAGTGCTTGGGATGCTTTTTCATTACTATAACCATAGTATTGTTTTACACATTCTAAGTCTGTGACTTTATCCTTACGGAGCCAGGGAGAAAATCTCTTCTTTTTCCTGAGACTATTTAGATAAAATGAATATTGCATATCTTTATCTAAGAAATGATACTTATTCATTTCATTTGCAAACATCACACAATCCAAATGTCCAGATAGACAACGATTGATAATAA